CATCCATCCCTTCCCAAAATCGGTCATCAAACTTGTCCATTGGCTTATATTTAATTTCGGATACATCTTCGTTCTGCATATCACGCAGGTCGCTATACCATCCATCAGCGAGGCGGTGTATTACATCAAGCTCATAGTTTAACTGTATATACACACGATAAGCATCAATGGTCTCAGAAAGAGCTCTGGCTTGTGGCTGTAGATCTTTGGCTATCAGCTCTTCCGCACTGCTTTTCTGTTCTGTCAGCAGCAAAATCTCTGTTTGTAATTCCTGTATTTGTTGTTCAATATCTTTTTCTGCACCAACAAGGTCGTTATATTGAGCCACTATCCTTGAAAGCTCGGAGCGGGCAGCCTCAATGTAAGATTTCGTATTCTGCGTCGGGATTTTCCCATTACAAAACGGGCAGGTAGAATCATGCGACACATGTTTCATAACGGTTTCGCCGTCAACGATAAATGAAAGCCGCTTTATGTCTGCGCTGTACTGTGTTTTTAGTGCAGCGTAGCGTGATATAAGCATTTGGCATTCTATCAAGCGCTCTTTCTTCGCTAGCATACTGTTGAGTAACGACTGGCTGTTTGACATCGCGGCTGATATTTTTTCTTCGATATCCGATAATGCCTGAACTGCATTATCAATTTCCTTTTGGACGTCCAACCCGTCAAATGCACCAATCATATCAAGGATACTTTGTTTTCGGTCTGCAACTCCGGAAAGCTCTTTATTGATATACTTTTCAACTGCTGCTTTTCGTATAGCTCGTTCTTTTTTGCTTTCGCGTTCATCAAAATTGGAGAAGTCGTTTCCGTATATCAAAAACAATAAAGATGAGAGGAAAGCTGTGCGCCCCTGTATGCTTTTTGCACCGCCTTCTGGCATAAGGATAGAACTCTCTCGTTCTATCTGACGTTCCTTTATTAGGATGACGGGCAGGAAGGTGCGCCATGTCAGATGTTGTGGTCTAAAATTTTCGTTGGCAATTATGTCATGGTCATCCTCTATACCAATTAAAGCAAGCCAAACCTTGCTGATAGATTCCATGGTTTTCGTCGCGTTCCTGGCTTTATAAGTACCACTTTCGATTCTATCGTCAGAACTAACTACATCGATTTTGTTTGATTCCAGTTTGCGCGTAAATTGAATCGAGCCATCTTCTGTGCTGACAAAAAGCATAATAGTATCATAACCCGTGGCACCCGCAAACGGAAGATTATCACTGCCAAAAATATAATCGATGCAACGAAGGATGGTAGTTTTTCCTGTGTTTGAAGGACCCGATATAATCGTAAGTCCTCTGTCAAACTCCGCAACAGCATCCTTTTTATTGGCACCCTTGACTATCAGCTTATTTATATAAAAATCTGCCATGTTCACTCCTCCTTTCCGCTAAGTGCTCTTTTATTAATTTCTGCGAGAATTTCAACTTCTGACTTGCCTTCAATATACCTGCAAACCGCTTGAGACATAACAATATACTCTTCGGTATAGTCGGAAGTCAGCTCGTCACATATATGCGCTCCTTGTGCTGTTATTTCGTATGTAAAGCCGCTTCGGTTTTGTACTGCCGATACGAGCCTATTAAGTACAAGCTGCTTAATTGCCTTGCCAACAAGCACTCTCTTTGACGCTACTTCACTAAAACTTAAGCTGTTGTCACCATTCAGGTTGTACGCGGCAAGGCCAAAATCACGAGCATAAATCGTCATAAAATCAGCGGCAGCAATTTTGTCCAGCGTCATAGCTTCTCCAAAGACGCGAAGCGTCAGAAGAACACGGAGCGAAGTTTCAAACGGGGTGTTAAATAGTTCAGTCATTCTCAAGCACCCACTGGATTCTGCCGTCATTCACCAGCATATGGCAAATGCCTTTCTTTTCGCTGTTGTTTATAAGGTCTTTTATTTGCGTGAGAAAAGATTTTGTTAACGTTATTTGAGACACCTGATTTAAAACAGCCAATAAGCGTTTAAAACCGTCATCAAAATCATTCCAACATACATCAACAATACCATCGTAAGTATCTTCTTTTATCTTGCCGAATTCCACTTCGCCATCATTAAATATCTCACGCACTGAGCGTTCTACCCGAACAGCATTATAGTAGTTTTCACGTTGATCCGAAAAATTACGGCGATATCTAACATTAAGTGTAGGTAAATCATTTTTCGTTACAGTTGCCATACCGGTAGCTTGTGCGTAAGCAGCAAATAGCGCCTTAATGTATGGCATTTCCTCCTGAGCAATATTTTCAGGCGGCGTTATTTTTTCATGCAGGCTAAACATCTGACCGTTAATTGAAATTTTTCCGTCTTTTACATATACAGTCGCTATTGGCACTCCTATCAGTTCCTGCTTCTTATGTGAAGCAGTTTTGGCCGGGGCGCCTTTTCTTTTTGTGCGTCTTGCTGTTTCAGTCAGAATTGAAACAAAGAGCTTGGCGCATTTATCGGCGACATCAACACCTTGTATATCAATGCCAAGCTCTTCTAATTCATTTTCTAGATTTTCTACTAGGTCGTCGGAGAGGTTGTCATTTATATAAACGGAAAAACGCATAGGGTCACTAGCGTCAAGGAGATGTGCAGCTATCGCTATTGGAAACGGCTTCGAGCCATTATATATGCGATTTTTATAGTCGGCTGTTTTTTCAATAAACGGACTACCGGCGAAGTCTGCGTCATCCACAACAAAGCTACAAAGAAGGTCATCAATGAATTCCGATGGCATCTTTGCCTGTCCAATATAAGGATACATCATTCTGAAGTATTCGTCTGGCTTCACAAGCATTTCTCCTTTCTCCGCCAATAGTCCGAATCAGTCCGAACCAGTCCGTTGCGTTCCGTGTTGAAAATGGCGAGTTAAATACAATTATATCGTCAGCAGGGTGATCTTACGTGCACAAGAATGCAGCGCGAGGGTGATTACGGTATAGCGATATCACAAATTACAAATATTGTATTGCACATTTTTGCAAATGTCAACATACTGTTTGCCTTCGCAAATACATTGAGCGCAAGGTTGAACCCATATTGCTGAACAAACTCTCAAAGCCTGAGATGCGCATTAGGGCGGCGGGATACATAGGAAGTTCCAAGCATGGCAAAAGCCGTGCGGGGAGTTTCAGATGTACCCACCGTGCCTTGTTATGCCCATTTTAGGTAATTGTGGCCGGTGTACATCGAAGCACTGGCTTTTTATGTGTCCTTTCCGCCTAACCGCTCATCGGGCGGAAAGGACAATCATGGACAATCAGCGTTACATCGAAATCGCTGGACAGCAAATCCCCGTAACAGAAGAAGTCTACCGGGCGTATAAACGTCCGGCATGGGCTGAACACAAACGCAAGGAACGTGAAAAACGTTGCCGCGACGAAAACGGCAACCGCTGCAACAGGGACTGCAGCGAGTGCGACAAACAGCGGACAGGCAGTGTACTATCGCTGGACAAGTTCACCGAGGATGGCTTTGAGGTAGCTGAGTCCGTTGATATTGCTGAGCTAGTTGCGGACAAGCTTCTTTTCGGAGAACTTTACGCCGCCCTGGAGGAACTCGATCCGGACAACCGCAGGATCATGGAACTCTTCAGTATCGGTAAATCCGAGCGGGAAATTGCCAGTGATATCGGCCTTTCTCAGAAAGCCATTAATAAAAGGAAAATAAAGCTGTTCGCCCAGCTGCGGGAGCGTCTCAAAGACTTTATCTGATCTTACAATCACGCCCTCTGGTGTCCTACGGATATCAGAGGGCAACACCATAAAAGTTTTTTCAACCGGTACTCAACTTTCCAACTTTTGTCCTGTGGATGGTGAGGGAAGTAAAAGTACCCTCGGAACGGAGGTTCAAAAATGGAGACACAAGCAAAACAAACCGACACCGAAATCCGTGACCGTGAGATGGATGAGGAATTAGCGGATGTCCTCACAGCAATAAGCGTGGTGTCAAAACGCCTTGCCCGGAAGCTGGCGATGCTTTCGCGGCAAGACAGAAAAAAGACGGAAGGAGGAAACCAGGATGGGCAAGATGAGTGAACTTTCTCTTGTGGTTACTGAGCTAAAGCACTGCGGCGAAGCGCTTATCAGCATATCGGAATCGCTGGCTGATTTGTTCAGCGGTAATGAGGATACCCAGACTGTGGAAAAGCCGAAAGCGGAAATCCCTGCGCCTGATGAAAATCCCATCACCCTTGAAGCGGTCAGAGCCGTTCTTGCAGAAAAGAGCCGGGCCGGTCATACCGCCAAAGTTCGGGAACTGCTGGAAAAGCATGGCGCTGCGAAGCTGTCGGAAATCAACCCTGCGGAATATCCGGCACTGCTTGCGGAAGCTGAGGTGCTGGGAAATGGGTAAACACGCTCTCCTTTCGGCTTCCTCCTCTCACAGGTGGCTGAACTGTCCTCCTTCCGCCAGGCTCTGCGAGAGTTATGAGGATAAGGGCAGCGACTACGCCGCTGAAGGAACGTCCGCCCATATGCTCTGCGAGTACAAGCTGAAGGCCGCACTCGGTATCCGTGCCAAAGACCCAACCGATGACCTTTCCTTCTACAACGCAGAAATGGAGGACTGCGCCAACGGCTATGCCGCCTATATCCTCGAACTGGTTGAAACGGCCAAACAAAGCTGTGTCGACCCAGTTGTCCTTATCGAACAGCGGCTCGACTTTTCCAAATACGTTGAGGGCGGCTTCGGTACCGGCGACTGCGTGGTTATCGCGGACGGAATGCTCCACATCGTGGATTACAAACACGGGCAAGGAGTGCTGGTAGAAGCGGAGGATAACCCGCAAATGAAGCTGTATGCACTGGGAGCCTTGGAGATCTTCGATGGGATCTACGACATCGATACGGTTTCCATGACCATTTACCAACCCAGGCGCGATAACGTATCCACTCATACGGTATTGAAGGAATCCTTGTACCAATGGGCTGAGGAAGTTCTGAAACCAACTGCCGAACTTGCCTACGCCGGGGACGGGCAATTCAACTGCGGCGAATGGTGCCAGTTCTGCAAAGTAAAGCATGATTGCCGTGCCAGAGCCGAACGCAACATGGAACTCGCCAGATATGACTTCAAGCTTCCTCCTCTGCTGGAGGACGGTGAGGTTGAAGATATCCTTGGGAAAATCGACAGCCTGATCTCATGGGCCAACGACATCAAGGAATACGCTCTGCAGGCTGCCCTCGGAGGCAAGCAATGGAACGGGTGGAAGCTGGTCGAAGGCCGCTCCAACCGCAGATACACCGACGAGGCTGCAGTGGCTGATGCAGTCAGCGCGGCGGGATATGACCCATACGAACGCAAAGTCCTGGGCATCACCGCCATGACCTCTCTTCTCGGCAAAAAACGCTTCGAGGAAGTCCTCGGCGGCTATATTGAAAAACCTCAAGGCAAACCAACGCTTGTGCCGGAAAGCGATAAACGCCCGGCAATCCATACTGCACAACAAGATTTTAGTGAATTTTAAGGAGGAAAATTTAATGTCCAACAACGCAAATAAAGTCAACAGCAATCCTATGAAGGTCATCACCGGACCCGATACCCGCTGGTCTTATGCCAACGTCTGGGAAGCTAAGTCCATTAACGGAGGCACTCCAAAGTTTTCCGTGTCGCTCATCATTCCCAAGTCCGACACCCGCACCATTGCAAGAATCAAGGCCGCAATTGAAGCCGCCTACCGCGAAGGTGAAGCCAAGCTGAAAGGCAACGGCAAAACCGTTCCTCCCCTTTCCGCTATAAAGACACCGCTGCGTGACGGCGATTCTGAACGGCCTGATGATCCCGCCTATGCCAATTCATATTTCATTAACGCCAACTCATCAACCGCGCCTGGCATAGTGGATGCCGACCGCCAGCCCATCCTTGAGCGTTCCGAGGTTTACAGCGGAGTCTATGGCAGAGCCAGTATCAACTTCTATGCCTTCAACAGCAACGGAAACCGGGGTATCGCCTGCGGGCTGAACAATCTGCAGAAAATTCGTGATGGTGAACCTCTTGGCGGCAAGTCCAGAGCTGAGGACGATTTCGCCACCGAAATCGAAGAGGACTTCCTCTCGTGAGGGCGCTAAGTATCGACATAGAGACGTACAGCACCATAGACCTCGCCAAAAGCGGGGTCTATCGCTATACGGAATCACCGGATTTTGCAATTCTGCTCTTCGGCTATTCGGTTGATGGCGGCGAGGTTCAGGTGGTTGACCTCACGTGCGGCGAAACAATTCCACCCGAAGTCGTCGATGCGCTTATGGATGAGGACGTGACAAAGTGGGCCTTCAACGCCCAGTTTGAACGCATCTGCTTGTCAAAATGGCTGGGGCTGCCCCCAGGTCAATATCTTGATCCAAAATCCTGGCGCTGCACGATGGTGTGGTCGGCATACATGGGGCTGCCCCTGTCCCTGGAAGGAACTGGTGCCGTTCTGGGATTGGAAAAGCAGAAACTGACGGAGGGGAAAGACCTTATCCGCTACTTTTGCCAACCCTGCAAGCCTACCGCCGCCAACGGCGGCCGGACTCGCAACCTGCCGGAGCATGCCCTCGACAAGTGGGAGCGGTTTAAGGCCTACAACCGGCGTGATGTCGAATCCGAGATGGCTATACAAGAGAAGTTGGCAAAATTCCCCGTACCGGAGGAAGTTTGGGAGGAATATCAGCTCGACCAGAGGATCAACGACCGTGGTGTGGCTCTGGACATGGATTTTGTCAGGCAGGCAATCCGCTTTGATGAACATTCCCGCTCTCTGCTTATGCGCCTGATGCAGGAACTGACCGAACTTGAGAACCCCAATTCGGTGATGCAGATGAAAAACTGGCTTTCCAGCCAGGGGCTTGAGACCGATACGCTGGGCAAAAAGGCGGTGGATGCCCTTTTGAAGGAGGCTCCGCCGGAACTTAAGGAGGTTCTTAGGCTCCGCCAGCAGCTGGCCAAATCGTCGGTCAGGAAATATACAGCTATGGAAAATGTCGTCTGCGGCGACGGGCGCGCCCGGGGGATGTTCCAATTCTACGGGGCCAATCGAACTGGGCGATGGGCCGGCAGGTTAATCCAGCTTCACAACCTAGTCCAGACGCACATTAGTGATTTGGCAGAGGCAAGAAGCTTGGTGCGCTGCGGCAACCTGGCGGCTTTGGAAATGCTCTATCCCTCCATCCCGGAGGTATTGTCCGAACTTATCCGCACCGCTTTTGTGCCGAAGGCGGGGTGCAAGTTTATCGTGGCCGACTTCGCGGCAATTGAAGCGAGGGTCATCGCCTGGCTGGCGGGCGAAAGATGGCGGCAGGAAGTCTTTGAATCCGGCGGTGATATCTACTGCGCTTCCGCTTCCCAGATGTTCCATGTTCCTGTTGAAAAGAATGGTGTCAACGGTCACCTGCGGCAGAAAGGCAAAATCGCGGAACTCGCCCTCGGATATGGCGGCTCGGTCGGCGCTCTCAAAGCTATGGGAGCGCTGGAGATGGGGCTTGAAGAGGAAGAACTTCAACCGCTTGTTTCCGCCTGGAAGTCGTCGAACCCCAATATCGTAAAACTCTGGTGGGATGTTGACCGTGCCGCTAAGACGGCGGTCAAGGATCGTTCCAGCACAGAAACACATGGCATCCGCTTTTCCTGTCAGAGTGGGATGCTCTTTATCACGCTCCCCTCCGACAGGCGCCTTTCCTATGTGAAACCGCGTATAGGCGAGAACCGGTTTGGCTCAGACTGCATTACCTACGAAGGCATCGGCAGCACCAAGAAGTGGGAGCGGATTGAAAGCTATGGACCAAAACTGGTGGAGAACATTGTGCAGGCCATAAGCCGGGATCTTTTAAGCCATGCCATGCGCCGTTTGGATGCCATGGGCTACAACATAGTGATGCATGTTCATGATGAGGTTGTCATTGAAGCCCCGGTTGATGTATCGGTTGATGACATATGCGCCGTCATGAGTCAACCCCCACCCTGGGCAAAAGGTCTTTTACTTCGGGCGGACGGTTACGAAACAGATTTCTATAAAAAGGACTGATATAAAGTACTCAAAACTGTGCCTCCTGTCCTGTGGGTTATAGAGGGCAATGAAGCCTTCAAGATGGGAGGTTGAAAAATATGTTCTTTGTAAGAGAAAAAATCAGCGACACGGTAGAAATCACCGTGGAAATCCATGATGACAATGTGTTCTGTACCTGCCCCCGCTGTGGTTGTGAGGTAGAAATCAACCTGGCAGAACTGTTCAGCAATGGCGAGGGTGATCTGTATGGTACTGCGGTTTATTGCCCGGAATGCAGCAGGTCAAGATTGGAGGTTCGCCATGAATAACGAAATACAGATTTTCAATAGCAGCGAATTCGGCACATTAAGTGTGCTAATGATTAATGGCAGGGCCTATTTCCCAGCAACGGAATGCGCCGCCATTCTTGGGTATGCCAAACCACATAATGCGATAGCGACGCATTGTAGGTACTCCCTAAAACAGGGAGTACCTCATCCGCAAAACCCAAATAAAACAATTGAGAAAACCTTCATCCCCGAGGGCGACCTTTACCGTCTCATTATCCGCTCTAACCTTTCCGGTGCCATCCGTTTTGAACACTGGGTGTTTGACGAGGTTCTCCCCTCTATCCGCAAGCATGGCGCATATATGACGGAAGCGACCATTGATAAGATACTTGCCGATCCTGACTTCGGTATTCGCCTTTTAACACAGCTAAAAGAGGAACAGGCGAAAAACGCTAAGCTTGCCGCCCAAAATGAGGAGTTAGCAGTAAGGCTCAATGAATCCGAGAAATTCTGGACAATTATGAAATTCAACCAGCACTTCAATATGCGATGGGACATGAAGACTTGCCAGCGCAACGGTCGGGCAGCATCAGCTTACTCACGCCAGCACGGTTATGAAATTCAAAAGTGCCATACAAATGATGACCGTTTTGAATTCACCAACAGTTATGCCTATGAGGTGTTGGAAACCCTGTTCCTTTCCAAGAAGTGTGAGGTGACGCTATGAGCACTGACAAATTCAATGCAGAAGGCTACCCCGACCCCACCGCCTATGAAGCCTTGACGGCTGTAGAGCAAGAGGAAAAAGCCGCTAAAGCCTTCCGGCCCCTTGTATATATCTGTTCCCCCTACTCCGGGGATATCGGAAACAACATCAAGTCTGCCAAGCGATATAGCCGGTTTGCGGTTGATATGGGATATATCCCTATCACACCGCACCTGCTGTATCCTCAATTTTTAGATGACGATAACCCGGCCGAACGCAGCCTGGGGTTATTCTTTGGCAATGTACTCATGGCAAAATGCGCGGAAGTCTGGGTGTTTGGCAGCTATATCTCCCCTGGCATGAATGCTGAGATTGAGAGAGCCAAGCGAAAGAAATACACAATCAGATATTTTTCTGATGACTGCAGGGAGGTCTCAGGATGAAGATTTCATATGGCAACAGCCGTTTGGATAAAAAGTGGAAGAACAGCGACATATCCTGGGATGATTTTTGTACCCGGGTCAGTTCCACCGTCCGCACGACGGAAACCGTGGAGGAATACCGCAAGCTAAAAAAAGGCCAGCAGGATGCTATCAAGGATGTGGGTGGTTATGTAGCCGGCCACCTCAAGGCAGGCCGCCGTAAAAAAGGTTTTGTCCTCTGCCGCTCGATGGTTGTTCTGGACATGGACTATGGCACTCCGGGAGTCTGGGATGAAGTCATTATGAAGTGCGGCTTTAAGTGCTGCGCTTACTCCACCCATAAGCACACCCCGGAAAAGCCCCGCATCCGTCTTGCTATCCCGCTTTCCAGAAATATAAGCGAAGCGGAATACCCCGCGGTAGCCCGGATGGTAGCAAAGGACATTGGAATTGACCTGTTTGACGATACAACTTATGAAGCCCACCGGCTCATGTACTGGCCGTCTACTTCGATGAACGGTAAATTCTGGTTTCAGAAAAAAGATGGCAGCGATCTTGACCCCGATATATACCTTACACGCTATGACGATTGGCAGGACGAGTCCACCTGGCCGCGCTCCAGCCGCCAATCCGAGGTGGCGCGAAGCAGTGTCGCCGAAGCCGGTGATCCGCTTACCAAGCCGGGTATCATCGGTGTATTCAACCGTGCCTATACTGTTGAAGACGCAATCGACACCTTCCTCTCCGATGTATATGAGCCGTCCGCTATGAATGGAAGATACGACTATATACCAGCTGACAGCAGCGCGGGCGTGGTTATCTATGACAGCGTGTTCGCTTATAGCCATCATGCCACCGACCCCGTCTGCGGAAAACTGTTAAATGCGTTTGACCTGGTACGGCTTCATAAATTTCGAAGCCTTGACGATAAGTCCGCAGAAGATACCCCGGTAAATAAGCTGCCGTCCTATAAGGCAATGTCGGAGCTTGCTGTAAATGACGAACGTGTAAAACTGCTATTGGCAGAAGAACGCCGGACACAGGCTTCGGCTGAATTTGCCGTGGTAGATACAGACTGGGAGAAAAAACTGGAGTATGAGCCACGCTCTACCGTGCTTAAAAACTCCCTTGGCAACCTGCTGCTCATCCTAAAAAACGACCCCAAGCTGCAAGGCATCCGGTATAACCGGCTTGCCAATCAAATATATGGTGATGACGCTCTGCCGTGGGAACGTCCGTATCAGCCATGGCGGGATGCGGATATGGCGCAGCTGGTTGCTTATGTGGATAAAACCTACGGCTCGTTTTCTTCACGCAACTATGAGCTTGCGCTCACCAAGGTGGCAGATGACCGCGCCTACCATCCTATTCGTGATTACCTGGACAATCTACCCGAATGGGACGGCGTCAATCGTGTGGAAACCTTGCTGGTTAAGTATTTTGGCGCGGAGGATTCGGAGTATACCAGAATGGTCACGCGTAAAACCCTCGCGGCGGCGGTGGCCCGTATCTATCAGCCGGGCATCAAGTTTGACTCCATGCTGGTCTTAAACGGACGGACCGACCTCGGTAAATCCACTTTCTTTGCCCGGCTGGCCGGAGAATGGTTTTCCGATAGCCTAAACTTTACCGATATGGGCAAAGGTAAAGATGCTGCAGAAAAGATTCAGGGTGTCTGGATTGTAGAAATTCCTGAATTAGCGGGTCTATCGAAAATGGACGTCAACAACATAAAGGGCTTTCTCTCCCGACAAGACGACCAGTACCGCCCCTCCTATGGGCGGACAGTCGAAAGCCATCCGCGCCAATGTATTATCGTCGGCTCTACGAATGCGGAAAACGCAGGATTCCTGCGTGATACCACCGGCAATCGCCGTTTCTGGGTGGTGCGTGTCTGGGGCAGCAATAATAAAGGTTGGGATTTGCCCGAAACTGATGTGCCGCAGATCTGGGCTGAAGCAAAGCACTACTGGATGCAGGGAGAAAAACTCTATCTTGAAGGAAAAGTAGCCCAGCAAGCAAAAGCGGAACAGACGGCGGCGCTGGAAGCTGATGAGCGCGAAGGCGTGGTGCGCGAATACCTCGATATGCTCCTGCCGGAAGGCTGGTATGATATGGATTTGTACAGCCGGAAACATTACTTTTCCTCGGACGACCCATTGCGGCCGGAAGGCAAGATTAAGCGCGAGTACGTCAGCAATATGGAAATCTGGTGTGAATGCTTCGGCAATGACCGGGGTAAATTCGAGCGCCAGGCTGACAGTTACAAAATCAAGCTAATCATGCAAAAGATCGGCGGCTGGGTGTACTCCGGCCAGAAAAAGAAAATTAAGGGTTATGGCGCTCAGTATGTATGGGTGCGAACCATTGATGGAACCGAAAATCTTAATCATGGAACCTCTTAGAACCTTGAAATATCAACACTTTTTCCAAGGGTTCCATGGTTCCAAAATATATAAATATTTTTGTATATAGAGAAAGGGTATCGTGTTTACCTCATATACGCGCGTATAGGTTATATGGAATTCTTGGAACTTTGGAACCTTGGAACTGGCAGAAAGGAATTGTATGAGAGAAAAAACCATAGAAATAAAACTCACAAACACAGTCAAATCGATGGGCGGCATCGCCCTGAAGCTTATCTCATCAGGTTTTGATGGTGTGCCTGACCGCTTAGTACTTCTACCCTATGGCAAGCTTGCCTTCGTAGAACTTAAAGCACCAGGGAAGCGACTTCGTCCTTTGCAGGAAAAGCGAAAAAGGCAACTGGAGGCGTTAGGGTATTTAGTATTCTGCATTGACGGTGCCGAGCAGATTGGAGAGATGATTGATGAAATATTGTCCTCATGACTACCAAACATATGCAACCAATTTCATACTGCAGCATCCTATTTCGGCGGTATTTCTGGATATGGGGCTTGGCAAGAGCGTAATTACGCTGACTGCCATTTTTGACCTTGTGCTAGACAGTTTTCTCATCCGCAAGGTACTCGTTATTGCCCCCCTCAGAGTGGCACGAGATACTTGGCCTTTTGAAATCGAAAAGTGGGATCACCTGAAAGGCATGACATACTCAGTGGCCATTGGCACTGAACAGGAACGCAAGTTTGCACTGATGCGAAACGTTGATGTGTATATTATCAACCGGGAAAACGTGGACTGGCTGGTTAATAAGAGCGGCCTTCCCTTCGATTTCGACATGGTGGTGGTTGACGAACTTTCCTCCTTCAAGGCATATAGTTCAAAGCGATTCAAGGCACTTCGCCGCGTCCGCCCGAAGGTAAAACGCATCGTTGGGCTAACAGGCACACCATCCGGTAACGGTCTCATGGATTTATGGGCGGAAATCGGCATTCTTGACATGGGTCAGCGGCTCGGTCGCTTCATCACCCATTACCGTAACAAATTCTTTACTCCGGAAAAGCGCAATCAGCTTGTGGTATTTAGCTATAAACCGCTACCCGGAGCAGAGGATGAAATTTACCGCCGTATTTCCGATATCACCATCAGCATGAAAAACACAGACTACCTCAATATGCCGGAATGCGTGGTAAACGAGATCTCCGTTCGGCTGTCGGACAAAGAGAAAAAGGTCTATGACACCATGAAACGGGATCTGGCCTTTTCACTGGAAGGACAAGAGATTGATGCCGGAAGCGCCGCCAGCCTGTCAAACAAGTTGCTACAAATGGCTAATGGTGCGGTTTATGCCGACGATGGCTCAGTAGCCAAAATCCACGATCGCAAGCTGGATGCTCTTGAGGATGTAATCGAAGCTGCCAATGGCAAACCGGTTCTCATTGCCTACTGGTACAAGCATGATCTGGAGCGGATACTTCAGCGCTTCCCCGCCGAGAAGCTGGACAGCAGCGATTCCATCAAGAGATGGAATGACGGAGAAATACAGCTGGCCGTGATCCACCCGGCATCCGCCGGGCATGGACTTAATCTGCAGGCGGGCGGTTCCACTCTGGTCTGGTTTGGGCTGACATGGTCGTTGGAACTCTACCAGCAGACCAACGCCCGGCTCTGGCGGCAAGGTCAGAAGGATACAGTTGTTATCCATCACATTATCACCAAAGGTACGATTGACGAGCAAGTAATGCAAGCCTTACGACTCAAAGACAAAACCCAGACCGCTTTGATAGATGCGGTAAAAGCAAACCTTAAGGAGGTGGCAGCATGATTGCGCTGAAATATATTAATAAGAACGCCGCTACCGTAGCCGCCATCCGCGACTATAATAATATGCGGTTTATCATCAACAACACTCCAGAGGAAATCAAAAACGTGTACGAAAAAATGATAACACCTAGAATCCCGAAGCTATCCAGGATGCCGTCTGCCAGGAACCCCCAGGCTGGAGCCGACAAACTGGCAGCGCAGATTGACAAGCTGGACATCCTGAAGGAACGCTACAGCCAGGCGATTGAGTACATGGCATGGTTCGAGCCTGCCTGGTCCAGCCTGACCGATACCGAGCAGCACATTTTATCTGAATACTACATGGGCGACAATCAGAAGTCCGGAGCAACCTACCGTCTGATGAATGAACTTAGTTACAGCGAAAGCCACGTGGAGAGATTAAGGAGCAATGCATTGAACCACCTGCGCAGTATGCTGTTCGGATAAAGATGAGGGAATTATGAGGGAGTGTTTGCCTGAGGACCAAGTATAATATTAATATCGAAAGCTGTATCAAGAGCCTTCGCGGAGTTACAACCGCGGGGGCTTTTTGTATGCCAATAACGAGGTGAACCAATGCCATACAAGCCCAAGCGGCCGTGTTCCCACCCTGGCTGTCCCAAGCTGACAGCCAGCAGATTCTGCGAGGAGCACACCAAGGACGAAGCAAAACGATACGAACGCTATCAGCGGGACCCAGCCGTGAAGAAACGTTACGGCAGGAGTTGGAAGCGTATTCGGGATAGATATATCACGGCGCACCCACTTTGCGAGCAATGTCAAAAGGACGGACGGATCACGCCTGCTGAGGAAGTACACCACATCAAGCCGCTATCCCAAGGAGGCACCAACGATGTGGACAACCTCATGAGTTTGTGTACGTCTTGTCACTCCGAGATCACTGCCCGCGAAGGCGGTCGTTGGGGGAAATGAATTTATTGTCTCACCCCCCAGGGGGTATCAAATCTCTATAGCCCCTGCCCCGGAGAACGGGCGGCTCCCTTCGCGCGTAAAAATTACGGTTCAAACGGGGGATTAAACCATGCCACAGTAAGGAGGTGAAGGCTTGTGGCAAAAGACGGAACCAATAGGGGCGGCCGCAGGGTCCGCGCCGGTGACAAGCCGCAGCCCCTGGCTGACAAAATCTCGGCCGGAAAGGCCGCAAAAGTTTTAGCCGCCCCGGAACTGCATCCCGAGTCGATGCTTGAAGCGGACGACCTTGACGATGCGGCCGATTTATATGGAGAAGATATGCCAACGCCCAGCGATTACCTCAGCGCGAGACAGAGAGATGGTAAGCCGCTGGGCGCTGACGATCTGTTCAGAGAAACTTGGAAATGGCTTAAAGAGCGCGGGTGTGAGAAATTCGTTAACCCAAGATTGATTGAAGCCTATGCTCAGGCTTTCACTCGCTACATCCAATGTGAGGAAGCCATCAGCACCTATGGGCTTTTGGGCAAACACCCGACCACGGGCGGCGCTATAGCCAGCCCCTTCGTACAGATGAGCCAATCTTTTCAGAAGCAGGCCAACCTCATTTGGTACGAGATTTTTGACATCGTAAAACAGAATTGCACTACAGCCTTTGTCGGCAACCCGCAGGATGATATTATGGAAGCCCTGCTGTCAGGCAGGAAAGGACGGTAGGAATAGATGAACACAACCGAGCGTTTTGAAAAAGTTAATATTGACCGGTTAGTACCTTATGCACGCAATGCCCGCACCCATAGCAAGGAACAAATACTTCAGCTTCGAGCATCACTAAGGGAGTTCGGCTTCGTCAACCCGGTAATTGTAGACAAAGACCTCAACGTCATTGCAGGACACGGGCGCATCCTCGCTGCCAAGGAGGAAGGTATTACTGAAGTACCTTGCGTGTTCGCTGAACACCTGACTGAAGCCCAGAAGCGGGCCTATATTATAGCCGATAACCGCCTTGCCCTGAACGCTGGCTGGGACGTGGAGATGCTCTCGGTAGAGCTTGCGGATTTGCAGGCTGCCGATTTTGACGTATCTCTTCTCGGCTTTGATGACACGGAACTGAACAAACTATTGGGCGGTGCCGAGGACGTTAAAGAAGACGACTTTGATGTAGAAGGCGAACTGGCCAAGCCCGCTATATCTAAGGCGGGTGACCTCTGGTTGCTGGGATCGCACCGCTTGGCCTGCGGTGACAGTACCAAAGCGGAGACCTTTTCCTTGCTTATGGACGGTAAACTTGCCAACCTGGTGGTGACAGACCCTCCCTATAACGTCAACTATGAGGGTACAGCAGGCAAAATAAAAAACGACAACATGGCTGACCAAAAGTTCTATCAGTTCCTGCTGGAAGCTTTCACCCTGACCGAAAAAGCGATGGCCCAGGACGCAAGTATCTATGTGTTCCACGCCGATACCGAGGGACTAAATTTCCGCAAAGCCTTTTTGGAAGCGGGATTCTATCTCTCGGGGACCTGCATCTGGAAAAAGCAGTCGCTGGTACTGGGGCGCTCGCCTTACCAGTGGCAGCACGAGCCGATCCTGTTTGGCTGGAAGAAAACGGGCAAACACGCCTGGTACTCCGACCGTAAGCAATCTACCATCTGGGAGTTTGACAAGCCCAGGAAGAACGCTGACCACCCGACCATGAAGCCTGTGCCGCTGGTAGCTCACCCGATACTCAACTCCAGCATGACAGGCTGTATTGTTCTTGACCCCTTCGGCGGTTCGGGCAGCACCTTAATCGCCTGTGAACAGACCGGTCGGATTTGTTTCACGGTAGAACTGGACGAGAAGTTCTGCGATGTTATTGTGAAACGCTACATCGAGTTTAAAGCTTCTGACGCTGATGTTTTCCTTATGCGCGGCGGTCAAAAAATACCCTTTGAAAGCGTGTAAAAAATGATATAAAGGCTTGCTATTTTACAGCTTAAGAGTGATGTATATGACTACCAAAAAAGAAAGGTGGTCGATCCTATGGAATTTAAGTTTAACGTTACCGGTGCCAGGCGCAAAGAACTGGTAATGGCGATCAGTGAAATTTTAAATGCCGCGCCGAAATACCAAGGCTCACCGACCTTCGCCTACGAGGTCGGCGGATACCATATCGACAGGACGGGAACGCTCACAGGAGCGGACAACTGGGAATTGATTGCAGAACTTTCGGGCTTGCACAGCTTTGTTCCGGTAGAGGGAGCCTATGATACCCCACTGCCCGAAGCCGAGTCTGTAGACGAGAATGTAGTCATTCCGTGGGAAGCAGAACTGGGTGGCAGGGTAAGCCCCTACTGTGATTACGAAGAACCGCCCGCCTACGGCACTCCCGATGAAGCGGATGATACGCTGACTATCGAAATGCCGCTAGACGGATTTACAGAAGAATCCCTCTCCAACCTTGAAAAGTTAGTGTCCAGCAAGGCGGCGCTCATCAAAAGAGCCATGGGAGTGGATGCCCTTCCGATAGAACGAACGGAAACCACACTGAAATTCCCCTGGTTCTCCGGCAGCCTCACTGCGGCAGAAGTCAACGCCTATGCCCGCTTCATCGGGGCGCTTTGCGCCATGGCCAAGAACCAGCATCGGGTAACGGCTACGGAAAAACCAACTGACAATGAGAAGTACGCCTTTCGCTGCTTCCTGCTGCGCCTGGGCTTTATCGGGCCGGAATACAAAGAGGAACGCAAGGTCCTGCTCTCCAAACTGACCGGCAGCTCAGCTTTCAGAAACGGCCAGCCAAGCCCGGAGGAGGTGCCGGAAGCATGAAGCAGATTCATCCGGAAATGTTAAAGGCGCTGAGGTCATATTATCCCCCGGGTACGCGGGTCGAACTGGTGCGCATGGGGGACCCGTACACCAGGCTGAAGCCCGGAGACCAAGGCACAGTATCATTTGTAGACGATACCGGCACCGTGTTTGTCAACTGGGACTCAGGCAGCGGGCTGGGGGTAGTATTTGGCGAGGATGAGATAAGAAAACTCGATGATACCCTGCGCCGGGCAGCCGCCAAATCCGTGGAGTTGGAGGAAGCAGAATGAATGAAACTATTCGGATGCAGATTTTAGCCATCAGGGAAAGCGGTGTTACGAATATGTTTGACCTTGCCCGTGTCCAAAAGGAAGCATACACCCGAGGCTTTCATGAACTGGTCATCTACCTTAATGACCACAAGGCCGAGTATGCGCGCTTTATCTTAACGGGCGAAGAAAATGAGAGTAAATAGCCAAGAACTAAATATACGGTTAACAGAGCTTCTTTATGAGGCTCTTTTCTTTTGGCAGCTTTAAGGAAAGGAGGCAGCGGCCATGCGCAAATTAAAGAAATACAAGCCGACCCGGTTTATGGCCAAAGAATCCGTCTATGACAAAGCCGCCGCTGACTACGCCGTTTCCTTTATCGAAGCCCTGTGCCATACCAAAGGCTCCTGGGCTGGCAAGCCCTTTGAACTGATCGACTGGCAGGAACAGATTGTACGCGATATTTTTGGGGTACTGAAACCCAACGGCTATCGGCAATTCAATACGGCTTATGTGGAAATTCCAAAGAAAATGGGCAAGTCTGAACTGGCGGCCGCCATTGCTCTGCTTCTTACCTGCGGGGACAACGAGGAGCGCGCCGAGGTTTACGGCTGTGCCGCCGACCGTCAGCAGGCGTCGATCGTATTCGAGGTAGCGGCTGATATGGTAAGGATGTGTCCGGCTCTTAGCAAGCGTGTTAAGCTGCTCGCTTCCACCAAGCGGCTTATCTACCTGCCAACCAATAGCTTTTATCAGGTGCTGTCGGCTGAGGCCTATTCAAAGCATGGTTTCAACATCCATGGTGTAGTGTTCGATGAGCTGCATACCCAGCCGAACCGGAAACTGTTTGACGTCATGACCAAAGGCTCCGGTGACGCCAGGATGCAGCCGCTCTACTTCCTCATCACGACAGCGGGCGATAACGTCAACAGCATCTGCTATGAAGTACATCAAAAAGCCAAAGACATTCTGTCAGGACGAAAGCATGATGCGACGTTCTATCCTGTAATCTACGGTGCCGAGGAAGAAGACGACTGGACTGATCCTAAAGTGTGGAAAAAGGTGAATCCTTCGTTGGGAATTACCGTAGGTATCGACAAAGTTAAGGCGGCATGTGAAAGTGCAAAAGAAAACCCTGCCGAAGAAAACAGTTTCCGCCAACTAAGGCTTAACCAATGGGTCAAACAGGCAGTACGCTGGATGCCCATGGAGAAATGGGACAAATGCGCTTTCCAGGTCGACCCGGAAAGTCTCAAAGACCGAGTTTGCTATGGCGGATTGGACTTATCCAGCACTACTGACATTACGGCCTTTGTGTTGATTTTCCCTCCGGTTGATGAGGAAGATAAATATCATATTCTCCCCTTCTTCTGGATACCGGAAGAAAACCTTGACCTGCGGGTGCGGCGCGATCATGTGAACTATGACCTGTGGAAGAAACAGGGCTTTCTCAAAACTACCGAAGGTAATGTGGTGCATTACGGATTTATTGAAAGCTTTATCGAGGAACTTGGCACCCAGTATAACATTAGGGAAATTGCCTTTGACCGCTGGGGAGCGGTGCAGATGACTCAGAACTTGGACGCGCTTGGCTTTACAGTAGTACCGTTTGGCCAGGGGTTTAAGGATATGTCCCCTCCGACTAAGGAACTGATGAAACTGACCTTGGAAGAAAAGATTGCCCATGGCGGTCAGCCGGTTCTGCGCTGGATGATGGACAATATTTTTATCCGAACTGACCCAGCAGGAAACATTAAGCCGGACAAGGAAAAATCTACTGAGAGAATTGACGGAGCGGTGGCAACTATTATGGCCCTCGATAGGGCTATCCGCTGCGGCGGAGAGACAGGGTCTTCAGTTTATGATGATAGAGGGCTGATCATACTTTAGTGCTATTGGTTTCATGGTATAACCAATTAAAAAGTAAGATTGTATTGCGTAGAAGTACAAGAATGCGTCACTAAGTTAAAGGTCAAGCATTTTTATGGCAATTAAAAAACCGATTGCTCCTCCTATTAACCAAGTAATAAAGAATGTTATCAAATGTTCAATATCTGTATGGCCGGTGATTAAATATTTCCCAATTCCATACAACACACTGCCCAATAAACCCCCTGAGGCAATAGACAAAAATCTCTTAAGGTTATTATTTGAAATTGCGGGTTTCTTCATAGGAAGTTGGTACCCCCCCCCCAACAATTATTATGGTATGTATTATACATTAAAGTTGAATGCAAATAATTGTATGATATATTCCAAATATTGTGTGCGGCGAGAAAGTTTTACTCCCAGGTTATCTTTGAGAATATGCTTTTATCGCCGTAATACCAGCTAGGATACAGAATATGAAAGCTAAAATCCAACCAGTCAATGGAGCAAAGGTATAAACTGTTTTGGCTATTTGCCCGAAAATGATTGATGCGCTCATAAGCAAACAGAATAAAACGGTCCATTTTTGATATTTACTCAAACATCTACACCTCCAATTATTGTTATATATAGTAATGGCGGTGGCAACCTAGTTTAGTAAATTATAACTCAAAATAACAATTATTTGGTGAATGATTCCGTTGTGCATTCCAAATAATATGCGCCCTAGCTTTACTAGGATTAAATAATCCAAAAGCATCTCACCTGAGGTGCTTTTTTCATGCCCATTTTTAGGAGGAGCGCAACATGAAAATACCAATTTTATCTGGTTTATTAAAACCCCGAGCCAGTCCTAAAAACCGTCTGTACGGCAGTGCCTACAGTTTCTTCTTTGGCGGGACCACCAGTGGCAAACCGGTCAATGAAAGAACTGCCATGCAAACTACAGCTGTTTATGCCTGTGTCCGGATCCTGGCCGAAACAATCGCTAGTTTGCCATTAAACGTTTACCGATCCACGGACATTGGCAAGGAGAAAGCTATAGACCATCAGCTATATTATCTGCTCCATGATGAGCCTAACCCGGAGATGACTTCATTTGTGTTTCGAGAGACACTCATGAGTCATCTTTTATTATGGGGCAATGCCTATGCTCAGATTATCAGAGACGGCAGGGGCCGAATCCTGGCCCTATACCCCCTTCTCCCCGACCGGATGGCGGTGGATAGGACAACTGATGGTCAGCTTTTTTACGAATACCGTAAGGATGCCGGATATGTAATCTTAAGACCTGAAGATGTCCTGCACATACCGGGGCTTGGCTTTGATGGATTGGTGGGCTACTCCCCCATCGCCATGGCCAAGAATGCTGTCGGCATGGCGATTGCCACCGAGGAATATGGGGCTAAGTTCTTTGCTAATGGCGCTAATCCCGGCGGTGTTTTGGAGCATCCCGGTGTTGTAAAGGACCCGGCCCGAATCCGGGAAAGCTGGAACGCTGTATATCAAGGCAGCGGTAACGCCCACCGGGTGGCGGTGCTGGAAGAAGGCATGAAGTTTCAGCCCATCGGTATACCGCCGGAACAGGCGCAGTTTCTGGAGACCAGGAAGTTTCAGACCGAGGAGATCTGCCGGATATTCAGAGTGCCTCCCCATCTGGTAGCAAACCTGGACAAAGCTACTTTCAGCAATATCGAGCACCAGTCCATCAGCTTCGTGGTACACACTATCCGCCCCTGGCTAGTGCGGCTTGAACAGAGCATGAACAAGGCCTTACTCAGCCAATCCGAAAAGGGCCAGTATTTTGTTGGCTTTGTGGTGGACGGCCTGCTGCGCGGCGACTACTCGTCAAGGATGCAAGGCTATGCGGTAGGTATCCAAAACGGATTCTTAAGCCCCAACGATGTGCGATCTTTGGAAAACATGAACGTCATCGAACACGGCGATATCTACGCCATGAACGGCAATATGCTTAAGCTTGAAGATGTCGGGGCTTATGCCAATACGGCAGGAAAGGAGGTTAGCAAGTGAGCAGAAAGTTTTGGAACTGGCTCATAAATGAGCAGTCTCGAACCCTTTATTTAGATGGATATATAGCAGAAAACAGCTGGTTTGACGATGACATCACGCCCAAAGAGTTCAAAAACGAACTCTACGCTGAGGATGGGGATGTGGTGGTGATGCTTAACTCTCCAGGCGGCGATGTATTTGCCGCCAGTCAAATCTACACCATGCTGAAAGAATATCCTGGGCATATTACCGTCAAAATCGAAGGGCTTGCTGCCAGTGCGGCTTCAGTAATCGCCATGGCGGCGGACGAGGTTCACATGTCTCCGGTAGCCATGATGATGATCCATAATCCCGCTACCGTCATATTCGGGGAAATATCTGACCTGCAAAGCGGTATTGCCATGCTATCCGAGGTTAAAGAAAGCATCATCAATGCCTACGAGCAGAAAACCGGTTTATCAAGAGCCAAAATATCGCACATGATGGATGCCGAAAGCTGGTTTAATGCCTGGAAAGCAGTGGAGCTGGGCTTTGCCGACAAAGTCTTATACACAACCGAAGAGCACCTAACCGAGCCGCCCAGCGCGGCTTATCTTTTTGACAAAATGACGGTCACCAACGCGCTAGTGAAAAAGTTTCCGCTGTCCCAGGTTAATAACCCTGAACCGACGACCGGCACCCCGCTCAGCTACCTGGAAAAGCGGCTCAGCCTGTTAAAACATTAGAATGGGAGGAATAACCATGAGCAAAATCTTAGAACTGCGTGAGAAAAGAGCCAAAGCCTGGGATGCCGCCAAAGCCTTTCTGGACAGCAAGCGCGGCACGGACGGGCTCCTTTCCGCCGAGGACGTTGCCACCTATGAAAAGATGGAAGCCGATGTGGTGAATCTTGGCAAAGAAATCGACCGGCTGGAGCGTCAGCAGGCATTGGACGCGGAGCTTAACAAGCCCGTCAATACCCCCATTACCGGCAAGCCCGGCCAGCCAAACCCTGAGAATAAAACCGGCCGGGCCAGCGACGAGTACAAACGAGCCTTCTGGAACGCCATGCGCAGCAAGGCGGCGGGCTACGAAGTATTAAACGCGCTGCAGGTGGGAACGGATTCCGAAGGGGGCTACCTGGTGCCGGACGAGTTCGAGCGCACCCTGGTCGAAGCCCTGCAAGAAGAAAACATCTTCCGCAGCATGGCCAAGATCATCCAAACCGCCAGCGGCGACCGCAAAATACCGGTGGTAGCATCCAAAGGAACCGCCTCCTGGGTGGATGAAGAAGGCGCTATCCCGGAATCAGACGATGCCTTCGGGCAGGTTTCCATCGGAGCCTACAAGCTGGCCACCATGATCAAGGTATCCGAGGAATTGTTAAATGACAGCGTCTTTAATCTGGAGTCATATATCGCCCGGGAATTTGCTCGTAGAATCGGTGCCAAGGAAGAGGAATCCTTCTTCATCGGTGACGGAACCGGCAAGCCAACCGGAATTTTCAATGCTACCGGCGGAGCGGAACTGGGTGTAACTGCTGCTTCAGCAACAGCTATTACAGTGGATGAGATCATGGATCTGTTCTACAGCCTCAAGTCCCCTTACCGCAAAAACGCCGTATTCGTGATGAACGATTCCACTGTCAAAGCCATCAGAAAGTTAAAGGACGGCAACGGCCAGTATCTGTGGCAGCCCTCCATTACTGCCGGACAGCCGGATACGATTTTGAACCGTCCGGTCAAGACCTCAGCCTATGTACCGGCAATCGCAGCTGGGGCTAAAACTATCGCTTTCGGCGATTTCGGCTACTATTGGGTCGCTGATCGGCAAGGCCGTTCCTTCCAAAGATTGAACGAGCTTTATGCAGCTACCGGGCAGGTGGGATTTAAGGCAACCCAGCGGGTTGACGGCAAACTGATTCTCCCTGAGGCCATCAAGGTACTGCAGATGAAAGCGTAGGTGTGAGTTATGAGCACTGTTAAAAACTACACCGAGCAAGGCGGCGAGAAAACCGTCATTGGCGGGGAGCTTGAGATTGCGGTTGGCGGTAAGCTTACCTTTGCAGGTACTGAACTTAAGCCTGCGGGAACTCAAGCAGACAGTACGGCATCAACGATTGAAGGCCTGGTAACTGATTTCAATGCCCTCCTCGCTAAGCTTAAAGCCGCGGGACTCATGGCAACCGAGTAATGAAAGGCGGTGGGCGTATTGGTACTTACTTTGGAGGAAGTAAAACTGTATCTAAAAGTAGACGGTGATGAAGACAATACGCTCATCACCGATCTCATAGGTGCCGCCGAGGAACTCTGCCAGGACATTCTGCGCTTTCCCCTGACCGAATTTACCGAGGTGCCGGAAACAGTTAAACAAGCCCTCCTTTATGCCATCGGCAATCTCTATGAACTACGGGAAGCAGTCGACATGAAAGCATTAATTGAGTTTATGACCAGGCTCTTATTCGCCTACCGCCGAGAAGGGTGGTAATTATGAAGAAGCGCGATTTAATGGGTGAGATGCGGCAGCGTATTGCCTTGCAGGCCAAGACCATTACCAAGTCAGAAGGCATCCCCCTGGAAAACTGGACTACAGTAGCCACAGTGTGGGCAGCAGTGTCGGACATATCGGGTAAAGAATACTTCCAGGCGGGGGCCTTGCAGTCGGAGGTCACCACCCGGATTAAAATCCGCTACCGAACCGGGATAACTCCTTCAATGCGGGTATTATATGGCTCCCGGGTATTTCAAATTCTGTCGGTAATCGATAAGGATGAGCGGCACCGCGTAATAGAACTGATGTGCAAGGAGGTGATCCCCGGTGGCAGGTAATATGACCCTGGAAGGTATGGACGAAATTTTAGATAGGCTAAAGGAACTGGGGCAAAGAGCCGCTCCGGCAGAGAACCAGGCCCTTTTTGCCGGAGCCAAGATCGTCCAGGAAAACGCCAGCCAAAGAGCGCCTCGTAGTTCTGAGGCCAAGGAGCATCTGGCAGACAATATCGTGATTTCCGAACCAAAGCAGGATGAAAACGGCAAATACGTGGAGGTGGGGCCAAAGGCTCCCTTTTTTTATGGCAAATTTCTGGAGTACGGCACCTCCAAGATGACCGCCCGCCCTTTCATGGGTCCGGCCCAAGCCGAAAGCAAAAAACAGGTGCTGGAAACCATCAGGCAGACCCTGAAAGCGGGGCTTGAACTATGATCAACATTAAACCGGAAGTCCTGGCGGCTTTGGAGGAAAACACCGATCTGCTGGCTTTATTGGGCGGGCCTCATATCTACCAGCTGAAAGCGCCGGAGGGCTTAAATAAATACATTACTTTGTTTGAGTTAACCAATTTCGATTCCGCCTGGGCAGACAACACTGCTTTTATGGCTGAGGTGCACGTGCAAGTGGATGTGTGGGTAAAAGCAGCCAGCACCTCCCCTATTGCCGCTGAGGTGGATAAAACCATGAAATTATTAGGCTTTAAAAGAACTGGCAGCGCCGATCTTTATGAAGACGATACCAAAATATTTCACAAAGCGCTCAGGTATGTGACTGAGCGGGAAGTTGAAGGAGGTTAAAAAATGGCAGGGGTACAAGTAGGCTTAAACAGCCTGTATTACGCGGTTCTAACTAGCGATACGCCTTTAGCAGCGACATATAACAGCCCGGTGGCCATAGCCGGGGTTATCAACGCCAAAATAAGTCCCAAAAGCAACACAGAAACCCTGTACTGCGACGACGGGCCTGATGAAACCGTTACCTCGCTGGGAGAAATCGATGTGGAGTTTGAGACTAAAGATATTGACCTCAACACCCAGGCGGTCCTTTTGGGACACAGTGTCACTGGCGGGGTGCTGATCAAAAAGTCAACCGATACCGCGCCTTATGTGGCTTTGGGGTTCAAGTCCAAAAAGAGCAACGGCAGCTACCGCTATGTATGGCTGTATAAAGGGAAATTCGCCCTGCAGGAGCAAGAGTACCAGACTGCGGAGGATAAGCCCAAATTTCAGACCCCCAAAATCAAGGGGACATTTATCAAACGCACCTTTGATAACGCCTGGCAGAAGATCGGCGATGAGGATCATCCCGATTGGACAGCTTCAACCGGCACAAATTGGTTCACGGCGGTGGACGGAGCGGCCCCCGCCCCTTTGACGGTGACAATAAGTCCGGTGGATGGTTCCAGCGGAGTGGCAGCAGACGCTAACCTGACCTGGACCTTTGCCAACGCCATCCAGGCTACCGATGTAACCGCCGCTAATTTTATCTTATTAAAGGCTGATGATGGGTCCTTAGTTGCCGGAGTCCTTGGTATCGATTCAGAACACAAGGTGGTGACTTTCAATCCGGCCAGCAATTTGGTCCCGGGCGCGGATTACATCATGGTATGCACGCAGGGTGTCAGAGATATTTACGGCCAAAACCTGGCCAATGCTTCAATCGGCAGCTTCACCACCGCCGATTAAACCAATCGGGGCGGTTTTTGTACCGCTATCACACAGGGAGGGATATCGATGGAGAACCCCAAGATTACCCTTAAAGGAAAGACATACACCGCACCGCCGCCCAAGGTCAAACTCTGGCGCGAAGTGACCAAATTCAAGGATAAATTCGGCGATAAAGAGCAAGGCGATGAGGAAGCTCTAAGCGAGATGGAACGCCTGATCGCTGCTGCCTTTAATCACCCGGAAATTACCGCTGAGGTTATTGAAGAAGAACTGGACCTGGATGAGTTTGTCCCTCTCTTTTACCAGATTGCCAGTTGGGTGGCCGAGGCCGTAAGCCGCAAGATGACAGAACTCCCAAAGTAAATCCCGCCGACGGACCTGACCTAAGCCAGCTGTCGGCTTATCAAATGGTGGTGTATTTCTATTTGAGCCTGGCCCAAAGCTACCACTGGCTCCCGGAACAGATTGACGCCATGACGCTCGATATGTTCTGGGATCTGCTCATTGTTGGCTCTGTAGTTAACGAAGCTGAAAACAATCCAAGCGGGTACATTGATGATATTTGGTAAGGGGGTGAAAACAGTTGGCTGAAACCATCGGTGAACTGCTGGTCAAAGTTGGTCTGGACAACACCGGCTTTAATCAGGGCATGAAAGAATTGGATCAGTCGCTTAAGCTGGCCAGAGCTGAATTTCAGGCAGCCGCCGCCAAGATGGGCGATATGGGCAGCGCCGCCGACCAACTTAAATTAAAAGTTGAATATTTAAACAAGCAGGCTGAGGTGCAAAGGCAGAAAGTTGCCGCCTTAAAAGATGCCTATGAAAAAGCGGCGGGCAGTACCGAGCAGGATGCGGTCGCGGTGGAAAAACTGCAGATCAAAATGCTGCAGGCCGAAAAGGTTCTGGCCAATATGGAACACTCCCTAAAAAATACGGCCAAGGAACTGGAACTGCAAGCTTCCGCCTGGACCAAGCTCTCTAAAAAGGCCGAAGAAGCCAGCCAGAAATTAAAAGCAGCGGGCAGCAGCATCACCAGTGCCGGTCAGGGAATGTCCCTGGCGGTTACCGCACCGCTTGCAGCCGCCGGAACCGCTGCGGTGAAACTGGCCTCAGATACCAATGAAGCTCTGAACAAGGTGGAAGTAGCCTTTCAGGATAACGCTGAAGGCGTTAAGAACTGGAGCGATACCACCCTGGAACGCTATGGCATCGCTAGGGGCACTGCCCTGGATATGGCTGCTACCTACGGGGACATGGCTACCAGCTTGGGGCTTAACACTGCGCAGGCAGAAGAAATGAGCAAAACCCTGGTGGGTTTGGCCGGAGATCTGTCCAGTTTTAAGAACATCAGCATCGACATAGCGGATACCGCCTTAAAGTCGGTATTTACCGGCGAGACCGAATCTTTGAAAGAATTAGGCATTGTTATGACCCAGGCCAACCTGCAGGAATACGCCTACAGCCAGGGGATTAAAAAGAAGATCCAGGATATGAATCAGGCGGAGCAGACCCAACTCAGGTACAACTATGTCCTGGCCATGACCAAGAACGCCCAGGGGGATTTCGAGAGAACCGGGGCGGGAACGGCTAACCAGATGCGGGTTTTCTCCGAAAGCATAAAAGAGCTAGGGGCTACCATGGGACAGCATATCCTGCCGGTTATAACCCCATTAATCCAGAGATTAAATGAACTGGTGCAAAGATTCGGTGCTTTAAGTCCCAGCGCCCAAAAAACCATTCTGGTTGTGGCCGGGGTGGCTGCCGCCATAGGCCCGGTTGTCCTCATTATCGGTCAGCTGGTCACCGCCGCCGGGGCCATCTCCGGGGTAGTTGGTACAGCTGCGGCCGCTATCGCCAGCGCCGGCGGGGTTACCGCAGCTTTGGGGGCGGCTTTTTCCGCCTTAACCGGTCCTATTGGTATCGCCGCAGCCGTTATTGTCGGGCTAATCTTAGCTGTAAAGGAGCTTTGGCAAAACAATGAAGGCTTTCGTAACACGGTCAAGGAGATCTGGGCGGATATTGGGAGCGTTATCGCCAAAGCCGGAACCGCCATTAAAGTGTTCTGGGACAATTGGGGTAAAGATATCACTGCGGTATTCACCAATATCTGGAACATTATTAAGGCGGTATTTCAGACTGCGGCGGAAGTGATTGTAAACGCATTCGGCTTTTTCCTGGATGTCTTGCAGGGAGACTGGCAAGGGGCCTGGGAGCATATCAAAAACATTTTCATCACCCTGTGGAATGGGATTAAGACAGTGGTGGTCAACGCTTTCGAGGGTCTAAGAACCCTGCACAACACTCTGCTGGAAATCGGAGCTCATATTATTCAGGGCCTTATCGACGGGATTAAAGGCCGGATTGAGAAAGTCAGGGAAATCGCCGGGGAAATTGCCGAGACGGTAAAAAACAAAATCAAAGAAGCCCTATCCATCCGCTCCCCCTCCCAGGTGATGCGCGAATATGGCCTTAATATCAGCGAAGGCTTGAGCACCGGCATGCAAGAAGGAATATCCTTTATAGAAGGTTCGGTATCCGACATTATTGCCACCTTGGTCGATATGAAGAACAGTCTGGTAGATATAGAGACTGAAACCAATGCCAAGCTGCTGGAAGCGGAAAAAGAGTACGCTGACCAGTGCCGGGAAGTCAAAAGCAAACTGGCCCAGGATGAAATCGCCTTGCAGCAGGAACTGTCCGATAAATTAGCCGCTATTACGGCAGCAGGCTTAGAGAAAGAAGCCCAGGCCATCGAAGCTTTTGAGCAGAGCTATGCAGCCAAGGTGGAGTCCATCAAAAACCAGATCGGGCTTTTTGATGAAGTGAAGCCACAAAAAGTATCGGGCAAGTCCTTGCTTGGTAATCTGGAGGACCAGGTTAGTCAGTTCGACAGCTGGCAGGCCAACTTAAAGTCACTGGCCGCCAAAGGGGTTGACGAGGGGCTGATTGACGAACTGCGGCAGATGGGGGTCAAGGCGGCTCCCCAGGTCGCGGCTTTAAATACCTTGACAACTGATGAGCTGAATAAATATGTAAGCCTTTGGAAAGCCAAAAACGCCCAGGCCCGGGCGGAAGCCAATATCGAAATGCGCCAGGCCCGGGTTGATCTAGGCCAGCGCTTAAGCGAGATCAGACTGGAAACCCAGAATCAACTGGCCCAGCAGACCATCGAAATGCAGAACAAACTCATGGAAATGAAAGCCAAGGCCGATGAGGAGCTCACTAAGTACAAAAAGGCCTGGGAGGAAAAGAACGGCGAAATTAAAAAGAACGCCGCCGAAACCATCGCCACCATCGAAAAGAAGTATGAGGAAATAGTCAAGAAATCGGCCGGGTACGGCATCCAGGCCATGAGTGAGTTAATCCGGGGCATAAGGTCCAGGATGAGCGCCTTGCAAAGTGTCATGGATGAAGTGCGAAGCATCATGGGCTCCGGCATGGACCCCAACCAGCGCAACTCCCCCTCTTTAGTAGACAAAATAAAAATCGGGGTGGCTGATATAACGGCCGCCTACAGCAGCTTAAAAAATAATTTAAGTGGCCTTGACTTAAAGAGCGCTTTAGCGGGAGTTGCCCCTTTAGCCCTGGGTACGGTTGCCGCTAATGCAACCAGTAACAGCTCGACCACCATCAACCGGATCAATATAACGGTCAATGGCGGCAGCACCGATGCGGGCGAGCAGATTTACCGGACGCTTTTGGCCAAGGGGGTGCGTTTCAGTGGCTAAAAGCCTTAAGATTGCCGGGATGGAGCGCTGGCCGGACTATCGCCGGGGAAGCCTTAATATCAGCCAAATCCTTACCAGTCAGGCAGACCGCTGCTCCTTTGCGGTTAAGGGATCAAAACCTCTTGAGGGCAGTGAAGTCATCATTGAGGATAGCGACCTTACAGAGCCCCGGCTCTTTGCCGGGATCATCGACCGGGTGGAACTGGTGAACTTTAAAGCTCCGCTGGTATGGAAAGTGGACTGCCAGGACTATACCCTGCAGATGGATAAAAAGCTGGTGGTGGAAACTTATCTGGGCTTAAGCGCTGACACCATTGTACGCGACATCCTGCTTAAATACTGTCCGGGATTTTCTGCTCAGGGAGTAGCCAGCGGCGCACCGGCAATCGAGTCCACCGGCACCGAATTCAACTACAAAATGCCGTCGGAATGTATGAAGTGGCTGTGCGACTATATTGGCTGGCAGTGGTATGTGGACTACTACAAGGTGGTCCATTTTTTTGATCCTGCCCAAATGGGGACTACTGCTCCCATGACCTTGCGGCCCGGGGGCCGGTTTAGCAATTTTAAAGTGAGTATCGACCACCAGGGACTGCGCAACCGCGTATATGTTTTGGGCGGCAGTATGCTGTCCGATCCGCAGACCATCGAGTGGAAGGCGGACGGCTCGGCTCGCATCTGGGTGCTCCCCTGGCTTCCTAATGAATGTAGCTTGCAGGTGGGCGGTGCTGTGCAAAGCGTCGGGGTTGAGGGTGTGGATGAAGAAGATGCCAAGGATTATCTGGTAAACCTCGGCGACGGCTACCTGCGCTGTTCAGCTGATACTGATACGCCCGGGAGTGGCGTGACCATGGCGCTTACCGCCCGGCAAAGCATTGATGTCATTACCGTAGTAGATGATTTGGCCAGCCAGGCTTTAATTGCCGCCCTGGAAGGCGGCGACGGGGTGTATGAGCACTATATCAAAGACGATACCCTGATTACCATTGAGGCGGCTGAAGCGGCCGGAAACGCCGACCTTAGGGAATGGGCTAATCCTAAGACCAGCGGAAGTTTCATCACCGCTGTGCCGGAATGGGAACCGGGACAGTTAGTAAGCATTGAGCTGCCCGAACGGGGTGTAAACGCGGTGTTCCTGGTGCAGAAAGTGACAATCTCCTTAAGTGAAGCCAGTCTTTGGGTCTACACCATAGAATACGGCGGGCGGCTCTTAGGGATAGCCGATTTCCTTAAAGCCCTGGTCTCCGCCCAGCAGAAGAAAAAGATGAACGATACCAAACTGATCCATAAGTTTGTCTATGGAACTGAAGCCATCGCGATAAAAGACGCGCTGCATACAACAGGCAGAAATCGTCCCTGGCTGGTCGAGGGCTGCGCAAGCGGTGCGGTGATGATAGGAGGTTGATATAATGGCTGGCGGATATATTCAAGTCCCGCCCGACAGCACCGGGAAAAAGTTAAACGCGCGCTACCGGGCGATTGAAGGCACGGCGGGCTATGAGCAGTATGTGGCCCTGCAGGGGCTGCCTACCTTTTATTGTTTAGCGCCCAGCGTTTCTCTGGCGCAAAACAAACACTTGTTTTCCATATATAACGACGCGGGCAGCGGATATTTGATCCGAGTACCCCGGCTGTCCATTGTCAATATGTCCCTGACATCGGTTACCGGCGTAGGGGTGGAACTGGATTTTATGCGTACCACCAGCCAAAGCGGCGGTACGGTTATAACCCCGCAAAAAGCTGACACTGCGGATGTTAACCTGACAGCGGCAATTCACATTGCCACCGGAGCCACCATTGCCGAAGGGGCCTTGCTGTGGCCGGTGACTCTTAATAACGATGAAATTCCCCTGACCCTTAATGCCACTCCTTTGCTGGATTTCAATATGATCCCCCGGGGACTGGATGTCAAACCTCTATGTATACGACCGGGGGAAGGTTTCAGCATCAAACAGATAACCAACACCACTGTCGGCCTATGGTCAATACTGGCGGTGATTACGGCTGAGGATGTCGCATAGGGGGTTTGGCTATGTCTATGATTTGGGAAATGCACAAGTGGGGGCTTGAACACATCCCGCAACCGGAAAGCCAAGCCGTACCCACCATTGGCAGCCTGGCCCGCATTTATCCCCAGACCCAGGCCATGTCACTGCCCCGGGGGCTGCAGATATCGACGAGTATTGATGGCAGCCAGTGGAGTGACTGGGCGGATGTGGACTTTTCCAAAGCTGTGACGGTACCTTTTCCGGGCTTTATCAAGTTCAGAGCCTATCAAAAAGCGAACGTGCAGGTCTTTAACTACAAGTCGCCAGATGAAGCCGACTCTCTGGTTGGCCTGACGGTGGTATTAGGCCAGTACGGGGTGGTGTGACATGAAAGACACGATCAGCCTTAAATCAGAATGGTATTTGGAATACGGGGACGGCAAAGTTATCGGCCCTTTAAAGAACTATGTTACCAGCGCAGGCTTAAGTATAGCCGCCCAGAAGCTGGCCGGGCTCTCCAGCCCCTATCTCGTTATTGGTGATGATACTGCCGAAGGGGATACCATATCCGAAGTTTACCGCAAGGCGGTATCGGTGGTGACCCAGTCCGGGAACATAATCCGCTTCAGGACGGTGCTCTTGTCTGGAGAAGGAAACGGGCAGCACCAAAAGACATGTATCTTTACCGACGCCAGCGATGCCCCCGGTTCAGGCATTATGTTTAACCTCTTAAAAGTGCCCTGGGGCAAGGAAAACCAGATGATTTTGACAGTGGAATGCAGGCTTACTCTGCAGTAGGGGGTGATTTTTGTGTTGTTTGCAGCTGAAAGCGGCCGAACAGTAATCGATGAGAACCTTGCTAATGCTGCTATGATGATGCAGGAATTCTCGCATATTTATGAAGGCACCGCTTTTGGTGGCAAAACCGGAGCGGGCATAGCTGAATTTGACTGTGCCGGTTATGACCATGCGGTGCGGTTTAAAGCCGATGCCGCTGCTGCTATCGCGAGAGTGACCTTTGAAATTATCAGACATGGTCAGGGTGCTGATCTCTTGCTCGAACTGCGGGACGGCTTTAATCCGGACGGTTCAACGGCGGGTTCGTTGCTCAGATATATGGTGCTGCCCAAAGAGTTTATTCCCACCAGCAAGGGATATTTCAGCATTCCGATAGATATAACGGACTTGGTGAGCGGCGCTTACTATTGGCTGATCATTAAAAAAGCCGGGGATGCTGATAACCATTTCCACCTACATGGGGAAACCATACAAGACTCTTTATACCCCACTTACAAAAGAGCGGGAAACAGCGGAGCCTGGACAGCGGAGAATGCCATCCACTTCAGCGTATATAACGGGGAAACGGGCAACCTTTTACATGGCATTTATGGCTACAACGCCGTTACGTGGCTTATATGGGACGGTGATCTAATCTCCAAAGCCTACCGGTACCTGCCCCCTGCTTCCGGTTTTATAGGCGGGGTCAGACAGATCAAGACCTATCAATGGTCAGGCGAAATATTAAAACGGGGGGTGGTGTAATGTTTGGCTCAGAAGAAATTCTGGCTTTTATCCGCAGACAGGTCGGAGTAAGGAACGATGCTGCTGATCCGGCGGGTAGTCTACATGCCAAAATCGGCAACCTGAAAGATGTTATGCAAAATTATATAAAGAACTACACCATCATGCAATTAAGCACTATATCATCAAACACTAGCGGCTGGAACAGTACTGAACAAAGTGTAACCATTTCCTACAATGGCGCAGGTATATTGCAAAACATATATATACAAGCCAGTGGTTCATCCTCATGGACCAGTAGATGCCGGGCTACCGTAACAGTTGACGGAATGGCCCTACCTGCCTTTGGTTCTGTGAATGGTAGTGTAGCCTGGGGAGCATCTGATGTTATTTTGTTTGCTGATTCAACGGGAAAACTCAACGTAATTGACAGCAGAGCCAATTTATCTATCCCTTTTCGCTCTTCCCTATCTGTCACCATATATTTTTCTGTTTCCAGTGGGGGCGGCGGGTCTATGGTTGGCAAGCTGGAAATCTACAGGTATTAACGAAGGGAGGCAGCGTTTAATGTTTTTGGTATATAACAAGAATGACGGTTTAGTAGTGCAAGCATCTGAGACTAAACCGGTGCTGGCTTCGGGACAGGACTATGTCTTTGCCCATGACCCTGAACTTAATTTATCAAACTATGAAGTTATTCGGGTTATTGCTAAAGAAGGCTGTCATTTGGAGCTAAAACCTACTGCCGAATGGCTGGGCAGAGTAAACGGCAGTAGTAATATCCCGCTGGATGAAAAAGTTGCCAGGTTGGAACATTACAACCTAGTACTGATGGAGGCTGTAGCCAAACTTTCGGAAGCAACTCCCGGCACGGTCAGCCCAGATTTGATGGCTGAATTGGTGCTGGCGGGAAGGAGAACCATTGATCAGGTGCCAACTGATATACAAAAGGAAGTGTCAGGCAGGATTGCATCAGCTAGCGAATTATAGGCAGCTAAAGTTATTTTTCAGAATGGGCCTTGGGGCTCTTTTTTATTGCCAATTTTAAGGAGGACGAACTAATGAAAAGCTCAATTCAAATTGCCTTTACGGCCTTTGGCGGCTGGCTGGGCTGGGTCTTGGGAGGCTGGGACGGCTTTTTGTACGCGCTGATTACCTTTGTGGTTATTGATTACCTGACTGGCGTCATGTTGGCCATACTGGAAAAACGCCTGTCCAGCGAGGTCGGAGCCAGGGGCATCTTTAAAAAAGTGCTAATTTTTGCCCTGGTGGCGGTGGGGCACATTATCGACACTCAGGTTATAACAAACGGCAGTGCTGTCCGTACCGCAGTCATCTTCTTCTATTTATCCAACGAAGGAATCAGTATTCTGGAAAACGCAGCCAAGATCGGCCTGCCTATTCCGGAGAGACTCAAACTGGTTTTGGACCAGCTGAATAAGGAGGAAGAGATTAATGGCTAGATTATGTTTAGACTACGGTCATGGCGGCAATGACCCGGGCGCAGTATATAAAGGAAGAAAAGAAGCCGATGATGTGCTGAGCCTAGGTCGGGCCGTGGCAGCAGTGTTGAGACGCCATGGAGTAATCATCGATGAGACCAGGACGGCTGATGTTAGTGTAAGCCTGAAAGCTAGATGTGATTTTGAAAACAAGGGCAGCTTTGATTACTTCATATCCTTTCACCGTAATGCTTTTAAACCGGAGGCGGCTGCCGGTGTAGAAACTTACACTTATTTAAATCCGGGAGCCAAGTCAAAGGGCTGGCCGAAAAAATTCAAAGCTCCCTGGTGGGGGTCGGTTTTGCAAACCGGGGGGTTAAAACTGCTAATTATCAAGTATTAAGAGAAACCAAGGCTCCTGCAGTTCTAATTGAAATCGGCTTTATTGATAACAGCCAAGATAATGCACTGTTTGATGCCAAGAGAGATGAAATTGTCAAAGCAGTTTCTGGCGCTATCCTTTCCCAACTGGGGTTAGCATACATAGAAGAAAACCAGAATGGTCTGGAAGGAGTTTTGGAGGTGTTAGTAAGAAACGGTATACTTAAATCCCCTGAATATTGGCTGCAAAATGCAAGAAAAGGCCAGAGCGTAAATGGTGAATACGCCGGGATGCTGCTTGAAAGAATGGCCGAGTACATTTCATCCCGATAACCTTAATGATTATTACCTAAAAGAACCAACCTTGAAACATTGGCTCGGGCTTTTACTTCTTTAATAAAACCTAAAAACTGATTCCAAATCGCCGGGTGATTGATTTCACCCGGCATTTTTTGCTTTAACCCTAAGCCACTGGTACTCAAACCGCCCTTCGTTGTCCTGTGGATTGTGAAGGAACAATTCATGCCCTTCGAAGGGAGGAACCGATATGAACAGCTTGCAAAAAGAGCGGATTGCTCTTCTTCGCGCCGAAGGTAAGAGTTACACCAAAATAGCCGATACCTTAGGTTTATCGATAAACACGGTGAAGTCTTACTGTCGCAGAAACAATCTGGGCGGAAATGCTACTATAATGTCTGACTCTGTGGACGGTACATTTTGCTGCCAGTGCGGAGTGCCGCTTAATCAGACCATCGGGAAGAAGCAGAAAAGGTTCTGTTCGGACAAGTGCCGTATGGCGTGGTGGAATGCCCATCCAGAGGACGTTAACCACAAAACCATCCGGTCATTTACCTGTCAGACTTGTGGCCAGTCCTTTGTAGCGTATGGCAAACGAGAGCGCAAATACTGCTCCCGCGCTTGCTACGGCAGGTCGAAGGCGGTGCGGCATGAGTAGTAAAGCATTAGCAGTCATTTACTATACAGCTACCATGGCAGTTTTCAATAGATGGCTTGCAGCAGGCATTATACGAGAAGATGAATTGATAAAAATTGAGGCAACTATCGCTCAAAAATACGGGCTTTCCGAGCGCAGCATATATCGCCAAAACACTTGATAATATGGGCTTTTGGAGCGAATATGTCATAGCGAAAGGAGGGCATTATGGAAAAGATAGTTAGGAAAATATCCCCTTCGGTGCCACCAATCCCTGCTAGATTACGGGTTGCCGCTTATGCCCGAGTATCATCCGGAAAAGATGCGATGTTACAATCTCTGGCAGCTCAAGTCAGCTATTACAGCAACCTCATTCAGCAGCGACTAGATTGGGAATATGCTGGTGTATACGCCGACGAGGCGCTGACGGGAACCAAAGATACTCGTCCGGAGTTTCAGCGTCTAATTGCTGACTGCAAGGATGGCAAGATTGACCTGATTATTACAAAATCGATATCACGTTTTGCCCGCAACACGGTAACACTTCTTGAAACGGTGCGGGAACTAAAACTGCTTGGTGTTGACGTTTATTTTGAAGAGCAGAATATTCATTCCATGAGCGGGGATGGCGAACTTATGCTGACCATCCTGGCATCCTATGCTCAGGAGGAAAGCCGTTCGGTTAGTGAGAACTGTAAGTGGAGGATTCGTAAGCGGTTCCAGCAAGGTGAGATTGTAAACCTGCGTTTCATGTACGGGTATCGAATCAACCATGGTCAAATTGAAATCGATCAGGAACAGGCCGAAATCGTTCGAATGATCTACGCTGATTACGTAAACGGCCTGGGATGCGATCGGATTGCTGCCAGGCTGCGGGAAATGGGTGCGCGAACGTTCAGCGGCAGACAGTGGACAGCAAAGCGAGTCCTAGCCATCCTAAATAACGAGAAGTATTCTGGCAACGCGCTACTTCAGAAAAAGTATGTAGCCGACCACTTGTCAAAGAAGCTGGTTTATAACCGGGGAATTCTGCCAAAGTACTATGCCGAAGGAACCCATCAGCCGATTATAGACCCTCTCACCTTTCAAAAGGCGCAGGAAATCATGGCTCTTCGCCGGGAGAACAGAAATGTCAGGCAAAACCCGGCCAACCGTTACCCGTTTTCGGGTTTAATCTTCTGCCCTCGCTGCGGCAAGAACTATCGGCGGGTAACCTACAAGGGGCATGCAGCGTGGCACTGTTCCACCTTCGTCAATTACGGTAAGGATGTCTGCCCAGCCAAACAGATTTCAGAACCAATCTTATTGTCGCTGACCGCTGAAGTTCTAGGCCTGGCGGAATTTGATGAGGTGGTTTTCCGATCCAAGATAAAGCAGATGCAGGTGCCGCAAGCAAATAAGGTAATTTATATTTTTCAAGACGGTCATGAAGTTGAAGCCACTTGGCAAGACCGGTCACGCAAATCTAGCTGGGACGACGAAAAGAAAAAGCAGGCGCGGGAAAGGGCGCTTGCCTACCAAAGGGGAGATTTGAAGTGAAACCAGCTCGAGCCGTTACTGTCATACCACCAACCATAAACCGCTTTGCGCCGGAAACGATTGGTGTGGCCGCAAGAAAAAGAGTAGCTGCATATGCCCGTGTTTCAACAGATTCTGAGGAACAGCTTACCAGCTACGAAGCCCAAGTAGACTACTACACAAAGTACATCAACGAACGCGCTGATTGGATATTTGCCGGGATCTACACCGATGAAGGTATCAGTGCCACCAATACCAAAAAGCGCGATGGGTTTAAGCAGATGGTCGCCGATGCACTGGACGGGAAAATCGATCTGATTGTTACCAAATCAGTTAGCCGCTTTGCGAGAAATACAGTTGATTCTCTGGTTACGGTTCGCCAGCTAAAAGAAAAAGGTGTTGAGGTTTATTTCGAGAAGGAGAACATTTACACGCTGGACAGTAAGGGTGAGCTTTTGATCACCATTATGTCCAGCTTGGCACAGGAAGAAAGCCGTTCAATTTCTGAAAATGTAACCTGGGGCCAACGCAAACGTATGGCTGATGGGAAAGTAAGCATGCCTTATCGTCATTTCCTTGGCTACGAAAAGGGGGAAGATGGCTTACCTAAAATTGTTGAAAAGGAAGCGGAAACAGTGCGGCTGATTTACAGAATGTTTCTTGAGGGCAAAACGCCTTCAGCCATCGCCAAGCACCTTGGCAATCTGGGTCTCCCATCTCCAGCCGGGAAAAAAATCTGGCAAGTGGCGACAGTAATAAGCATTCTGACTAACGAGAAATACAAGGGTGACGCTCTGCTACAAAAAAGCTTCACGGTAGATTTTCTCACCAAAACCACCAAAGTCAACGAGGGTGAGGTTCCTCAATACTATGTGCAGAATAGCCATCCCGCCATTATTGAGCCGGACGAATTTGATGCGGTGCAGCTTGAAATGGAACGGCGTAAAAAACTCGGTAGGCCAGTCAGTTGCCACAGCCCTTTCTCAGCAAAAATAATTTGCGGCGAGTGCGGCGGTTTTTACGGTTCCAAGGTTTGGGGTTCCAACACTAAGTATCGGCGCACGGTATGGCGGTGTAATGACAAATATAACTGGGATAAACCATGCCAAACACCGCACGTTACTGAAGATGATATAAAGCAACGATTTCTGACGGCATTTAACATGCTGATTGGCAACCGCGATGAAATACTCGCCAACTGCCGCCTTGCCCAAGAAGTCTTATGCAACTGCACAGAGATTGATGCTGAACTAAAAGAACTCCAGCGGGAAATCGATGTGGTAGCTGAATTGTTGCGAAAGGCCGTTTATGAGAACGCCCGTATCGCCCAAAACCAGGACGAGTTTAATGAACGCAACAAACGCTATTGGGAACGCCACCGTAAAGCAACGGAACGTTTCAACCAATTAGAAGAAATGAAGCGAGAGCGGCAGGCTAAAAGCTTATCACTTGGAACCTTCATCCGCGAACTGGAAAGCGGCCCGTCCGTGGTCGAGGAGTTTGACGAGCGACTTTGGGCGGTAGCAGTCGATAAAGTCACTATCACCAAAGACGGCAAGTTGCACTTTCGCTTTAAAGATGGCACGGAAGTATGATAGGTGCTTTAAAGGAATCCTCAAAAAGCGTACATGGCTTCGGCTTTGTAGGCTTTTTCTTTTCCAATGACCGGGCTTGACTGTTTGCACACCCCTCTGGAAAATGCACACCCCCTTTGCACACACCCTGCTAAAGTTCAACGATTACCTCCTGGCGCGATGACAATAAGTGGAAGGATTTCCCCTTATCAAAAGAGAATAACCCACCAAAAATCGAGAAAGCCGCTCCGCTAAAACGCAGGATCGGCTTAAATACCAGCTTTTCAAGCAAAATAAAACCACCCACCGATAAAATTCTTTTTATCAATAGATGGTAGATAATCTGGTGGAGGCGAGGGGAGTCGAACCCCTGTCCGAAAGAATGACCAGCTGAGTATCTCCGAGCGCAGTTCGTGTATTAAGTTTCGCTCAGCCGACGCCCGCGAACAGGCTTCTTCGAGCTATCCCCGATTAATTTCCCCTTAAAACCCCTCGAGAAAGAAGGCTTCAGGGTACCCTCACTGTGTGACGCCCTGCACTAAGCC